CTGAAAACATGTTCATCTGGCCCCTACAGTCCTCCTATCTTAACACTGATACTCGTAACCACCATCTATTATGGGGAAACGAAATCATGAAAGGTGGTTGGAAACACCTCTACGGTCAAGTTGAAAATGGCCGAATCTATCATACTGTCCTTTCTCTCGACTGGAGTCAATTCGACAAACGTGCCTTGCACGAAGTAATTGACGACGTCCACAAAATGTGGCGTTCATGGTACGACTTCACTCATTATGAGCCGACCATCTTCTATCCTAATGCTAAACCTAAGGAAGAAGAAATTGACAACCTTTGGTATTGGATGACCGATATGGTCAAACACTACCCCATCGTCCGACCCGATGGAAAAGTTTATCAATGGACAAGAAACGGAATTGCATCTGGTTTTCAACAGACGCAACTTCTCGATTCTTTCGTGAATACTATTATGCTACTCACCTGCTTATCAGCTGATGGCATAAACATTGAACACCGTGACTTCTTTATCAAGGTACAAGGTGATGACTCATTAATCACTTTCCCTGAGCGAAGATTTCTCACCCACGGTAGACAATACCTAGACAGACTCGCCTCCCTCGCCTCCACCTACTTCAACGCTAAACTATCTGAAAAGAAAAGCGTGATAACCGATACCATCAATGGACAATACGTCCTTGGCTATTGGAATCACTACGGAATACCATTCCGACATGATGCTGACCTCCTCTCACATCTTGTCTTTCCAGAAAGACCTCAACGCCTGCCCGAAACAGCAGCCTCCGCCGTTGGAATTGCTATGGCATCAATGGGATGTTCTAAAGTCATCTATTCCATATGTAACGATGTATTTAATTTCATAACAAAGGAATTACACGTCACTCCTTCAATCCGCTCACTAGATTGGATGATCCGTGCAAACATTGTTGAAGATATCAACATCAGTAAGATGCCCTCTTATGATGAGATACTTCTCCCATCCTATGGCATCCCAAAACGCACAACGTCCATGAAGGAAAGACTCTGGCCCACCAGACCTGAATCCAAGAACGGATTCTACTTCCTACGTTCCATGTGTTGATCTGACCGATCATAAGTTTTTTATTTCTTATAAATTAAAAAATTACAAAAAAAAATTTAAAATCAATAAATCACAAAAAAAAAAAAAAAAAAAAAACA